CCTGTTAATAGTGTTTTTCCTTCTGAATATTTTCCTAGACAAATGTACAAAGAGTCTACTTTTAGACCAGAGGCTGTTTCCCCTAGAGGAGCTGAAGGATTAACTCAGTTTTTGCCTGGAACATTTGCTGAGCTTATTAGAAAAGGAAAAATTCGTAAAGGAGCTTCTATAAAAAATGCAGATGATGCTGTAGCAGCCCAAAGAGTCTATATGAATGAACTGTATAACAGACCTTGGAACACTAAAGAAAATCCTATAGAAGCAGTTAGATTAGCAAAAGCTTTAGCTGCTTATAATATGGGGCCTACTAGTTTATTAAAGAATTTAAATAAACAAAAAGCAAGAGAGGTAGATATATACCGTTCTATGGACTGGATAGAGAATCTACCTAAAGAAACCAAAGATTATGTAAATTATATTACAGGAGCAGGGTTCCCTAGTGATGACGATTACTTAAAATATGAAGACGGATATAAAAGACTTTTAGAGCTTCCAAAGCATAAATATATTAAAGATATATATGCAGACGATATTAAAGAATTGCCGATAGCTAATCCTTATATCCGACCTTGGTATGAAGGGAGACCTATGCTTGGAAACTTTAGATCTAAAAAAGAAGACGGAGGAGATATAGATAAAGACCCAATATACTCTTCTGTGGGTACGCATGAAATAAATGATCCTAATATAGAGTACATTAGAAGTAGAAAAAGATACTTACCTAAAAATCTTTCTCAAATAACAGATAGTGAAAGCCTATGGAAAGCACGAGAAGGGTATTATAAAGACGCATATAATTCTCCGTTAACAGATGACGAACGGGTTCTTTATGATATTTGGTACCCAATGGCAGTAGATTCTGCATTAGTTAATCCTATGGATCATGGTGTATATGACATTCCTGGATTTTGGCAAAGTGGCCAATGGAAAAACAAAGACGGCAGAGGCCATGGCACAGACACATACAAAAAACCAAATCATATTACGTTTTCTAACGAATCTAAATGGAGTGCCCAACAAGGAGGAAGCCCTTTTGAGGGGGGTACCTGGGACAGAGAGGGTAGTTTTATTCCTGGAAAGAATAATTTTTACAGTAATGAAGAAATTAACTTTGAATTTGATAGAGAAAGAGAATACTGGAAAGGTAAAGGAATAAAAAACGCAGTACCAGAACATTTATATGGAACTTTTCCTATGCTTAATACAAAAGAAGAAGTAATGCTAGATAATACTGAAGTAGATAATACTTTAGTTCCTGATAAATTCTTTAATATAGAAGAATAAATATAGATAATTAATATATCTTTGGCTATAGAAAATTTTATTAATCACTTAGCATAACAAAAACTGTTATGTTTTTAATACAAAACTAATTATATTTGTAAACTAATTTTAAACAATGACTCAACAAGACAACTTAGACGAAAAGCCAATCACAAACGCTGACGCGCCTTTAGATGCAATGTGGGACATAGATGAGGGAAACCTTGATGACTTAATTACTACTAACCCTAATCAAGATAAAGATCCTGTATTAGGAGGGCTAGAAATAGAATCAGAAAGTGATGACCTTTTAGGACTGAATGAAGATACTGAAAAAGGATCTGATTTAGACGTTGATAAAAAAGAGAAAGAACCAACTAAGGAGGAAGAGGAACTTCCTGAATTGGATATAGAAAATTTTGACACCCCTGAAGCCAAAGAAGACGAAGAGGGTGAAGAAGAAAAAGAAGAAGCCCCAAAAGCTTCAGAAGAAGAAGAAAACGAGTTTTCAGTTTTTGCAAAAATGCTTGCAGAAAAAGAACTTCTAGATATAAACGAAGAAGAATTTGAAGCTACAGAAGAAGGTCTTATGGACGCTTTTGCAGGAACAATAGAATCAAGAGTTAAAGAAGAACTTGATCTTTTTCAAAAAGGATTACCTAATGAAGGTAAAGATCTGCTTAGACATCTTATGTCGGGCGGAAGAGTTTCCGATTTTGTAGACACTTACTCTGCTCCAGATGTGATGAGTCTAGAAGTTCGGGGAGACTCTAATACTGCTGTTGCTAATCAAAAAGCAGTATTGAAAGAGTTTTTAAAATTACGTGGAGATAACATGAATGAAATTGAAGAGACTGTTCAAGATTACGAAGATCTCGGTAAATTAGAAAAGCAGGCGGCTAAGGCACAAGAAAGGCTTTCACATTATTATGAATCTCAAAAACAAAATCTTGCAGCTCAGCAACAGCAAATTAATACTCAAAGAGAAGAGCGCAGGAAAGAAGTTATTACAAATATTCAAGACAAAGTATCTAACTCTGCAGAAATTAAAGGATTCCCTTTAAGCAGAAAAGTTAAAAAAGATCTTTTGTCTTATATGACCGAAACTACTTCTAAAGTAGAAGGTCAAGACGGACCTCAATATGTAACTAAATTTCAAGCTGACGAAATGAATGCCAGCCAAGATGTTGACGATTTCATATTACGGGCTTATTTACGCATGACTAATTTTAGTCTAGATGGAGTTAAGAAAAAATCTAAATCTGATCTTTCTTCTAAATTAAGAACCCAGTTACAGCATAGCAAGAACCGAACAGGTACTCAAGCTAAGTTTGGTGGAAATAAGAAGCCAGGTGGAAAACTCTCTGAGAGTTCTGCTTGGAATGAACTATAAACTAAATTATTAATTTAAAATTATTTAAAAATGAGAGCACAATCAAAATTAGCCGTCCTTACGAGGCCTATGCATGCTAATTTTACAGAGGTTAACCACCTAGGAGCTGCATTCATGGCTGAGCCGCACAAATTTGATAAAGTGCTCACCAGAGTTTTTACAGCATCTCGAATGGCGGATAACCCTCTATTAGCAATGACAAAAGGAATGGGACGTACTTCCGAAATCGAATCTTTCGATTGGGAGTGGGAACTTATGGGATCTTCTACTCGACCATTGGTAGCAACTGCTGCTGCTTCTGGAAGTGGAATTACCCTTTCTGAAATTACTTTAACACTAGATGAAGACTGGTTCAAGCCTGGAGACGTTATTTCTCCTGCTGCTGGAACAGCTCGTCAGCTAGTTCGTATTCAATCTGGCCCAGTTGCTGCGTCAGGTCCTGGTGTGGGATACGAGTATGTTTGTCGTCTTATGGGAGATGACCAACTTGCAGCTCTAAGTGCTGCTGCACAACTTGCAGGTGTACAATGGAGTAAAATGTTTTCTGTGTATGAAGAAGGTGGTGACCAGTCTGGTTCTACTACATACGCAATGCCAATGAAACTTCGTTCTAATCTATCTACGTATAGAAAAGAATATTCTGTTACTGGCGATGCTGCTAATCAATCTTTGGTTGTTGCATTGATGGACGCTAACGGAAAAGTATACAAAGACTATAAGTGGTTGAAGTATGCTGAAGCTGAGTATTGGATTCAGTGGCACAAAGAAAAAGAAAGAGGTCTATGGTATGGACAATCTCAATCTTCTGTAGCAGGAGCTAATGGACGTATCGCACGTACAGGCCCAGGTGTTCAGGAGTTACTTGAGGATTCTCACGTACACTATTATAATACTCTTACTGAAAAGCTTATCCGAGAATATCTTCTAGATATCTTCTTTGGACGAGTTGATATGTCTAACCGAAATATTGTTGCGTACACAGGTGAGTACGGAATGCTTGCATTCCACCAAGCTATGATGAACGCTTCAGCTCCTTTCTTGACTGTTGATTCCAAGTTTATTGGAGGATCAGGAAACAACTTGGAGTTCGGTGGTCAATTTGTTAAGTATAACGGTCCTAATGGAATTACTCTTACACTTCGTCACAACCCAGTTTATGATGATCGTGAGATTAATCACATCTACCACAGTGAACTTCAAGTACCAGTTGAATCTATGCGATTCACATTCCTTGACTTCGGTGGTAAAGGTGGCGAAAGCAACATTAAGTATGTTCACAAGAAGAGTGGATATAAACTAGGATATGTATCAGGTCTTCAAACTCCTTATGGAGCTAACAAAGGCGGAATTATGTCAAACGCTAAGGATTCTTACACTATGATTGTTCACGATCAGTGTGGTGTTCAGATTGATGATGTAACTCGTTGTGGAGAACTGATTCTAGCACAGAATTAATAACCAATTTTACGTAAATAATGACTAAGAAAACAACTTTAGTATACGTAAAACCAATCATAAAGGAAAAATGGCACGGTCTAGATAAGCTAGGTCGTGCCAAATTCCAGGGAACTTACGATACCTTAATGGCATTGTACGACCCGAATCTCGGACGTTTGGCAACAGGTTTGGAACCAGATGATGAGAAAAGACTAGGCCAGTCTTTAGGTACAGATTTAACGTCATCTTCTCAAAATGAATATTGGGAAGACTTTAAGATAAAACTTGAAGACAAGACAATGATCTTTGATATTATCAAGCCTATAGATGAACTTCAAGTTAAAATGATGAAAGCAAGCAACATGGTTGCAAACTCTCAAAAAGAATACTCTGAAGGAAAATGGCCAACCGCAAAGTATGTTATTTATGACGAGAAAGACGAAGTAGAAGCAGAAGCTAAGGAGATTGAAAAAGAAGCCAAAGCAATGCAACTATTTACAAAACTTACTCATCAAAAACGATGTGATTTGCTTAAAGTATTTGGTAAGGCAGCTAGTGGAATTACTGAAGAATTTTCATACACTAATCTTTATAAGGTTATGAATGATAATCCTACTAAGTTCATTAAGGTTGCTTCTGAAAAACCTGAAAACATTAAGGTAAAGGCTCTTGTCTTTGATCTTGAACATAAAGGAATTTTCAGACGCAAAGGAACTGCTTACTTATACAATGACCAACAAGTTGGTTTTGATTTTGAAGATACTGTATTGAATCTTCTTAATCCTAAGCAACAAGAAATGTTAGTTAAACTAAAAGGTGACCTAGAAGCAAGATCTTAATATGACTGTTCAAGATATGCATTATGACTTTAAATTCAAGCTGAACAAGTTGGACAGCTCTGATTATAGCAACTTTCAGATTCCTGAAATAGATTGGCTATTAAATGAGTCTATGTGGGTATTTTTAAAACAGAAATATGGAATTAATAATTCTAAAAGACAAGGCTTTGAGGTTACTCAAAAAAGGATAGACGATTTGAGGAACTTAGTAATGAAAAATATTTCATTGCCAAGTTCTCAAGTTGTTCTTGACCCAATTTCTTACGAAGCTACATTGCCAGATGACTATATATTTTCTATACGTCTTCAGGCAGATCTCTCTAAAGAGACTTGTAGTGTTGTTAGAAAAAGTGTCTGTGTTCAGACACAACATGATGATTTAAGTAGGGTATTAAAAGATCCTTATTATGGGCCCAGTTTCGATTGGGAAGAAATACCAGTAGTATTTGGTACAACAGGCAACACAGTAGCCGACTCTGATAAGGTATTTGGATATACGGATGGTACGTTTGTCGTTGACAATTTTATCATAGACTACTTAAGGGCGCCTAAGAAAATATCATTTCCTGAAGGTGTTCCTGGAGGAGAATATAAATATCCAGATGGTTCTGTAACAGATGTAAATCAAGACTGCGAATTGCCAGAGCATGCTCACAATGAGATAGTTGATTTAGCTGTACAGATAGCAGCAGGTAATATAGACCATCCAGGTTATCAATTAAAAGCTGTGAAAACGGCACAGAATGAATAACAATTAATTTATAAATTTTAAAATATAGAAAACATGGAAAGACCTGTTGAATGTGTCTTGGTAGCTGCTGATACTGGTGGTGTTACCGCAGAAGACCAAACACTTGCACAATTTTTA